TGCAGGTTACGGACACCAAAGAGTAGTTATTACATTCAGAGGTAAGCAATATTCTTGCACATCTACTAACACCAGCGCAACTGATAGAATCTCTGATGACAATGATGGTATCAATCACGATAGCTATTATAAGACAAAGAAACAAGCGTTTATGAGCCTATTCAATGAGTGCAAACAAAAAAATAATTTAAGATAATTACTAACCTAACAACAACTAACAAAATGAACACAATCAACATTACAAAAAAAGTTTCAACGATTACAACTTGGCAAATCGAAAAGTCAAATGAGCGCATCGAATATGAATCCGACAATGCAACATTCTATGTATGGAATAAAAACAATGAAATAACTGCATCAATTGACCTTAAAGATGCATTCTGGACAATGCAACTATGTGACTTGGCAGTAAGCAACGACAAGCACGAAATTCAACTTGGTAGCAAAGATTATATCCAAAACACATCATTTCTTTCTATGGTATTAACAGAGTATTTACACAAAAACAAATAAACAAACAATTATGACAATCAAAGGAACAATCAAGCGCATTGGCGCAACGCAAACAGTAAGTGATGGTAAATTCTCAAAGAGGGAACTTATCTTAACCACAAATGACCAGTATCCGCAAATCGTATCAATCGAATTGCAGCAGAAATCCTGCTCACTTGCAGATTCGCTTTCAGTAGGGCAAGACATTGAGGCGCACATTAATATCAGAGGTCGTGAGTGGACAAGCCCACAAGGTGAAGTTAAGGTGTTTAACACAATAGTGTGCTGGAAAGTTGATGCGAATCCGTTTACCGAAGCAGCACCAAGTGATAATCAAGAAGTACCATTTTAATAACTAATAAATAACTAACTAACAATGGAAAACAACAAATTAACTACAGTACAACAAATATCAACCAAGCAATTGACTGGATATTTAGACATTATGGGACTTGCAGCCCAATTAACTGATAAAGAAAAAAATCAGTTTTTAGAAATTAGTCAAGCATTTGGGCTAAACCCATTTAAGCGTGAAATTTACTGCTCAAAGTATGGTAATCAAATGAGTATCATTGTAGGTTATGAAACCTATATTAAAAGAGCAGAAAGAAGCGGTATGCTTGATGGATGGGGAGTAATTACTGAAGGCAAAGTTGATGACAAAAGTCTAAAGGCAATCATTACAATTTATCGTAAAGACCGCAAAATGCCATTTATACACGAAGTTTATTATTCAGAGTATGTGCAATTAAAGGAGGGTAATCCTAACAAGTTTTGGCAAAAAGCGCACACAATGATTAAAAAGGTTGCAATGGCGCAAGGCTTTAGATTGTGTTTTAATGATGAATTAGGTGGTATGCCATACACGAAAGAAGAAATACAAGAAATTGAAGATGTTGTTTATAGAGAAGTTCCAGAGGTGCAGGTTATTGAGCAAAGCGGTAAAGTATCTATTGATGAAATCATTAATGACATTCAAGTGTGTGTTTCGTTAGATGAGATTAAAGCAGTTTGGAAGAAGTTGACACTTAATCAAAAAACTGATTTGCGAGTATTAGCAGCAAAGGATGATATGAAAACCAAATTAACACCAGCACAATAATGAAAACTACAATATTCCAAATTGAGCAAAATTACAATCAGTTAGCAGAAGAACTTATAGAGAATGGGGGTGAGTTAACCCCCTCTCTTGAGGAAGCACTTGCCATTACTGAAGAACAACTGCAAAACAAATCAGTTGCCTATTCCTTTGTTATCAAGCAAATGGATGCTGATGTTGATACCATTGATGCTGAAATAAAAAGGTTACAAGCATTAAAAAAGCAACGTGAAAAGGCTTCAGAATATCTAAAGGAGCGAATCAAACACGCAATGGATTTATTTAACATTGATGAAATCAAAACACCTTTAGTAAAAATCAACTTTCGTAAATCGGAAACAGTTGAAGTGGATGATGTAAACCAACTGCCATCACTTTACAAGGTGGTAAAAGTAACAGAACAAGCCGATAAGGCAGCTATTAAGGCAGCGTTAAAGGATGGTTTTGAGGTTACTGGATGCAGGATAGAAACACATCGGAATTTGCAGATTAAGTAATTATTACTTATATTTGCAAACGAAATAACCGCCAACTTGAAGAAATTTAATAATATAACCCCTATCATCGTGCAGCCTCTTGGCGGTGGCGCACTTTGTTAGGGGTTTCTTTAATTTATAAAATATGATATCATTATTTAAGAGTGCAAAAAGTAACCAATCAGATGCCAGTATTGAGGTTGATGAGTATTTTGATGGTATTAAAAATGGTCGTTGGCAAGATGAGGTGCTAAACTTTCGTGCTGGTCGCACACAAAAAGAGTTAACTACTTGCGTAACTGCGAGTGGTTCATTCAAGCAAAGGGCAGCCAATAAATTGCTTGAACATAGTGGTTTTATTTGCTTGGACATTGATGCAAAAGACCAGATTGCTGAAGTTGATATTGAGCGAATAAAACGCAACGAATATGTTTACTCGGTGCATCGTTCACTATCTGGTAATGGCTATGCAGTATTTATTCGTATAGATGGTGCAAGGCATTTAGATGCGTTTCTTTCGCTTGAAAATTACTTTATGGTGCAGTTTTCTATTGTGCTGGACAAAAGTTGCAAAGACACAAGCAGATTGCGTTTTGTGTCATATGACCCAGACATCTACATAAACAAAAAATCGAAAACATTTAAGACATACCTAAAGAAAAAAGACAAACCAAAACCGAAGCCAGTAGTTGTTAAAACTGATTTTGATGAGATGGTAGTTAAGGCAGCACCAATGAATTTATTCGACAACTATGAAGATTACATTCGATTGGCATTTGCATTAACGCAGGAATTTAGCGAAAGTGGTCGCAACTATTTTCATTCACTTTGCCAATCATCACCAAAATATTCACACCGACAAGCAGAAAGAGATTACAATGTAGCTTTGCAAAGAAGCGGAACTGGAGTTAGCATTGCAAGTATCTACTATATTTTTCGACAAGCAGGTATCAGCACTACATCGGAAAGAACTGAAAAAATAAAGAGTATAGTAAAGTTATCTGATAATCCGCAAGAAGACCTAAAAAAATTAAACATTACCGATGCAGATGAATTTCTTAAACCTAATTTAAAAAAAGAAAATACAGAGATTGAAGACATAATTGAACTTATAAAATTAAACAATGTAAAATTTAATGAAATCACACGCAATTTTGAATTTAATGGTGAAGAAATGACCGACAGAATTCTGGCAAATTTCTACACTAAAGTTTGGCAAAAAATTGATGATGGTATTTCAAAGGACAAAGTCTTTACGTTAATTCAAAATAAAGACAATAGCACATCGTATAACCCCATTAGAAATTGGTTTGAGCATAATTCACATTTGACAACTGATAATGAATTTGATAAGCTAAAAAAGTGCTTTGAAATTGAGCAGTTAATCTATGAGAATGATGGTGTCTATAATTTTGATGATTATTTAGATACATACCTTAAAAAGTGGTTGTTAGGTCTTATTGGTTCTGCCTATGGCACTTATTCGTTAATGATTTTAGTTATTACTGGAGAACAAGGAATCAAGAAAACTGAATTTTACAGAAATTTATTGCCAAAAGATTTGCGTAAATTTTATGCTGAAAGTAACTTGGATGAGGGCAAGGACTCCGAAATACTAATGACAAAAAAGTGGCTCATTGTGGATGATGAGTTTGGAGGTAAGTCAAAAAAAGATGCTACAAAATTAAAACGTATGAGCAGTCAACAAACATTCTCAATTCGTATGCCATACGGAAGAGTATCTGAAGACTTATTGCGTTTAGCAGTATTAGGAGGCACATCGAATGATGCTGAAGTAATTAATGACCCTACTGGTAACCGAAGAATAATCCCAATAAACTTGATTAGCTTTGATTTTGATGCTTACATAAAGATTGATAAGGATAAACTATTTATCGAACTATACAACGAATGGAAGTCGGATAAGGAGGCTTGGTTTCTAACCAAAAGAGAAATCGAATACTTAAACAAAGCCAACGAAAAAAACATCGAGGTAATGAGTGAGGTCGAATTGATTAATAGACATATCCAAAATGACCCAACAAGCAAAATGACAAACACCGATGTAATTCTGGAATTGCAAAAATTACATCCTACTTTTAAAACTAACACCAAAAGAATGGGTCAAGCATTGAAAAAATGTGGCTATGAACAGACCATTTTTAGGAATGGTTCAAAGACTATTCGTGCTTATGAGGTAAAAATCAAAGGAAGTGTAACATCCTATAATGTTGATAATGAATCAGATACTCTATAAATGTTACAGATTACAGATAAAATGCATATTTCAATTAGCCCATATAAAATAATGTGTGCGTGTGTGTGTGTGTGTGTGTATAGTATAGTAAGTATAATAATGATAATAATCTGTAACATCTGTAACATCCTTGCAGCAGTAGGTTACAGATTGAAAAAAAAGTGTAAACAAAGTGTAACATCTGTAACAATAAAATTATGTTAAGAGAATACCAAAACAAAGCAATAATGACAATCGAAAGTAGCGCAAACAAGAACATTGCGTTACAAATGCCAACTGGCTCTGGCAAAACTTTTACTTTTTGCGAATATGCAAAGCGTTACTATGCTGAAAACATCAATAGAGTGCTAATATTGGTGCATCGTAATGAACTATTGCAACAAGCCAAAAATAGTTTGGGTGAAAAGTGCTTCTTGATTGAAGCAGGTGTCAAAGCCATACCAAGTGACTACAATTACTATGTCGGAATGGTGGAAACAGTTGCAAGGCGCATCAACAAGTTACCTAAATTTGGTCTTACTATAATTGATGAGTGCCACATCGGTAATTTCAAGAAAATGCCATTCTTTGAAGACCAAGAATGCAAAGTGCTTGGAGTAACTGCAACACCGATTAATGAATACCCATTGGCAAACTACTATGCTGAACTTATTCAGCCAGTATCAATAAGCAATCTTATTGCAGATGGTCACTTGGTAAATTGTGATGCATTTGGTTTTGCATCTGATTTGGTTGGAGCGCAAAAATTCAAAATTAAAGGGGGTGAATTTGATGAGAGGCAAATGGAGGAATTTTACTCCAGCGAAAAGATGGTTAATAATGTCATTGAAAGTTACTGGAAATTATCAGCAGGTAAAAAAACAATGGTGTTTAACGTAAATTTAAATCATAATGCAGCAGTCTATAATGCATTTAAAAATGAGGGCTTAAATGTTTATTCGATTACTGGAGATACGGAAAAAAAAGAACGTAGTGAAATATTGCAAAAATTCAAGGCTGAAAATGATGCCATAATTTGTAATGTTGGTGTGTTGACTGCTGGATTTGATGAGCCAACCATTGAAACGATAATACTTAACAGAGCAACAAAATCTCTATCATTATATCTGCAAATGATAGGTAGGGGGAGCAGACCCAGCGAAAATAAGAGCAAATTTACTGTTATTGATTTGGGCAAAAACACAGTAAGGCACGGATATTATGATGACTATTTTGATTGGGAAACATATTTCAGAAATGGCACTAAAAAAGAAAAGACAAGTGTTGGAATGTCACCAGTTAAGGAGTGTCCAAGTTGTAACCATCTTCAGCATACAAGAAAAGTAGTGTGCGAAAATTGTGGACACGATTTTGAAGAGGAAAGAGCAAACCAAGTAGCAGAAGAAAAAGTTAAGGAATTAGTAAAATTAACTAAAGAAAGACCCATAAACATTCCGACACAAAGATTGTTTGATTTGGCAGATGAGAGGCAATGGAAGCCTTATGCAGTTTTGCACAAAATAGCTGAACACATCATTGCGTATGAGCAAAAGTATAGCAACATAGTAACACCATCTTATTCATTGCAATTGGCAGGGACAGAATTAAGCAAATGGTGTGATAAATATAAAGTGAATAATAATAAATGGCATCAAGAACTAATAACAAAATTACTAAATGATAAAAGAGTCGGAGGATAAAATACAAAGTGATTGCTACGTTTGGTTTCACAACACCTACCCACAACATCGTGGGCTATTGTGCTATAACTTAAACAATTCAAAAAATCGAATTGATGGTGCAAGAAACAAAGCTAAAGGTCTAATAGCAGGTCGGTCTGATATGGTGCTTTACTACCAATCAAATGCGTTTATGATTGAGTTTAAAACATCTGATGGGGCGCAATCAGTTGGGCAACGTGAGTGGGCAGCATTGGTTAGGAGCAATGGTTTTCAATATCACATTATTAGGTCACTTGAGGAGTTTCAATCACTAATTGTTATGTTATTAAAATAATACTTATCTTTGTGAACAATTGTTAACCAACATATAACCAAATGTTAACCGAGAAACAAAAAGAGTTCTGCAAGTTGTTTGTTAGTGGTAAAAACGCTACAGATTCTTATTCTATTGCATTTACTATTGCTAAACAAGGTACAAGTAAGGCAGCATCATCAAGATTGCTTAAAAGCGATAAAATTAAGTCTTACATTTCTGAACTGCAACTTGAAAACAAAAAGATAGTTGCAATGGCTAATGAGAAAGCATCTCAAGTTATTGCCGATGGAAGTATTGCCGATGCTGCTGAACGTATGCAGATGCTTACCAAAATATTAAGAGGTGAGTTAAGCATTGAAGAGGAGATAAGCACACCAAGTGGGATAGTAACTTTATTAGTCAAACCATCGTTTGGGGAAAGAAGAGCAGCCATAGCAGAGTTAAACAAGATGGGTGGTGATTATGCACCTGCGAAAACAGAAGTAAAAGTTGTAGGTGAGCAACCATTGTTTAATTAACTATGTTTCAAAGAACTACTGCCATAAACAAACTATTGGCTATGAAAGCCAGAAAGCGTGTTATACAAGGTGGCACAAGTGCTGGTAAAACCTATGGCATTATTCCAGTTGCAGCCATTGATTACGCAACTAAACACCCAAGACACCTCATCACAGTAGTTGCTGAATCAATACCAGCAGTAAGGAATGGAGCGGTAAAGATATTCCAAGACACGATGTTTGATACGAATCGTTGGATTGAAGAGCATTGGCGCAGTAATCCTATGGAGTATAAGTTCTCAAATGGTGCAATAGTTCAGTTTACTGCATTCGATTCAGTAGGCAAGGCAAAGGCAGCAGGTAAGCGTGATGTGCTATTCTTGAACGAAGCAAACCACATTGATTACGATATTGCTGATGCGCTAATAACCAGAAGCAATACTATTTGGATAGACTTTAACCCAGACCGCCAATTTTGGGTACACGATGAAATATTGACTGAAGCCGATTCTGAATTTCTTTTATTGACCTACAAAGACAATGAGGCTTGTCCTCCAGAAATACTTTCGGAGTTAAATATAAAGTTAGGTAAGGCATACAATAACCCATCTGGTGATAGAACAGACCCTAAAAACATTAAGAGTGATTACTGGCATAACTGGTGCAAGGTGTACATTGATGGTGAAGTTGGCACATTGCAGGGTGCAATATTTCAAAATTGGCAAATCGGTTTATTCGATGAGAGTTTACCTCACGTATATGGTTTGGATTTCGGGTTCAGTAATGACCCAGATTCATTGATAAAGGTTGCAGTAGATAAAAAACGAAAAATAATATACGCAAGTGAGGTGCTTTACAAGACTGGTAATAGCACAGACCAATTAATTGACATCTTAAACAATAGGTTAAACCCATTGAAGAGTGTTGTTGTTGCCGATTCTGCTGACCCACGCACGATAAATGACATAAGGCAAAGAGGATTGAACATTTATCCAGCAAAAAAAGGTGCTGATAGTGTAAGAAATGGAATAAAGAGAATACAAGATTACGAAATAATAGTAGATGCAAATAGCCTAAACCTCATCAATGAGTTACGAAATTACATCTGGCACGATAAGCGGTCACAAGTGCCAATAGATGCATACAACCATCAAATTGACCCTTTAAGGTATGCATTTGACTACTTAACACAGAGTGCATTGTTAATTAGTAAATAAAAATTAATACATTTGCATCAATTAATATTCATTTAAAATGGGATTTGTAAAAAACGCAAAAGATTATATTATAAAAAGTTTAGGTGGAAACCTTGCAGGGCATAACCCATCTAATCTTTTTAGTTTTTTTGGTGGATTTATGCCATTAAATTTTAACAATAATTTATCAAATCAAATAAGTCAAGGTTATTCTCAAAATGTTGATGTTTATTCAATCATAAAAAAAATTACTGATATTAGTAAAAGTGTACCTTGGATAGTTGAAAAAAAACAAGCAAATGGTAACTGGAAGGAGTTAAAAGACACTACTTTGCACGAACTAATGGCTGCCCCTAATATGGC